CTTAACAGGGTTGCCGACGGGCCCCTCAGGAGCCTCGGATGCGGTACCATTAGGATACCTGACCTCTCAACTAACATCCTATGTCCCTTATTCGGGTGCAACGGGTCCCATCAACATCAATGGTAATCGATTATCGGGATTGACAGGTCCCATCGGAACGACGGATGCGGTACCATTAGGATACCTAGCCACTCAATTGGGTTCCTACGTCCCCTATTCAGGTGCAACGGGTCCCATCAACATCAATGGAAATCTATTGACCGCAACAGGGCCCACAGGTGGCATCATCACGAGCAACTTGACGCTTCCTTCGTTAACGGGACCGACGGGAACGTATTCCAATGTCTTGGGAGTCGATGCGAATGGGCATGTCATTCCCATTGTAACACCAACCGGTCCAACAGGTGCCGCAGGATACACGGGAGCGACAGGAACCACGGGACCAGGTGCCAACCTTCTTCCTCTCAATAATACCTGGACAGGCACCAATACCTTCAACAACACCGTGACGAATGGAGTGGGATACACGACCAATCTGAATAACATCATCCAAACCTCCTATACCTCCACAGGACAAGCCGCCAGCAACTTCACCACCGCAGGACTTCCTGCAGGCGTTCCTTCAGGTTCTACGTTATCAGGGACGTATCGATTAACAGCGGGTTCCTCATCGTCGGCGATGGGTATGTGGTTGGGTTCATACAGCCTTCCACAATATCAAGAATACATCTTTACCTTGACAGGAGTGGTGGGAAGTCAGGCGATGACGTTCGAAGTACTTCAATATGACATCTCCACGGGTACCACATCCGCCGTCATCAGTCCCACAACTTATGCAGTCACTACCTCTTCTCAGACCATCTCAGGATCATTCGTGGCTGGTCAATATGGGAGCCTTCAAGGTGCGATCGTATTTTACTTTCAAGCTTCCTCCAATGCCCAATATGTGAACTTTACCGGATTCAGCATGACGCAGGGAACGGCTGTGATAGATGGCCTTGTCAAAATCAATACGTCTGCGATGACAGTAACGGGTCCTATTACCGTCGCACCCTATGGAGGAACTCCGTCTTTAACCTTGGGAGTGAACTCATCGAACCAGATTATTGCCTATACAAATCCGATTCAGGGTTCGGTATCATCCACTTATCTTCCGTATGCGTCTAGTAGCAATGTATTGGCGAATAGTGTTCTAACACAATCATCGTCACGTATTGTATTGAATACGACAACGACCACTCCAATGTCGATTATTTCATCGGGTGCGGATGCCTATCTTCTTTTCGAGAATACGTCGACAGGAGGGCTGAGCTATTACATTGGGTCAGGAGGAACGGGTTCGGGTGGTGGTGTAGGAAACTTCAGCATCATTGACGGACAGGGTGGAGGACCACGATTGACGATTACTTCATCGGGATATGTAGGGATAGGAACGACTTTACCCTATGGCCCTCTTCATGTCGCATTATCTTCTACGTTGGTCACTCCTACGTATTGGAACAGCAACCAATTCGCAATCTTTGGAGGAACAACCAATACAAGTCCTGCGGTGGCCCTTGGATTTGGTTCGGGTTCAGGATTCAATACAGGAGGTCAGATGATTTCTTACAATCCATCTTCTGGATTTCAACCAATGAATTTTGGCGCTTCTTCTTATTATTGGAGTTTGGCAGGATTCAATACAAACTCACTTGTTCTGAATTCAGCCGGAAATCTGACGCTCACCACAAATAACGGACAACCTTTTACCATTATTTCCTCTGGAACGGATTCCAATATTTATCTTCAAGCCACCACAGGTGGTAGAAACTATTATATCGGTTCAGGTGGAACAAGTTCAGGAGGAGGTGCCGGTAATTTTTATATTTATGATGGTTCGTCTGGTGGTGGTCTTCGTATGGCGATCAATGCATCTGGATATATGGCACTTGGTGGATCAATCAATCCTACGTATCGTCTGGATGTGAATACATCGGGCAGTGTTCGGGCTGGTTCGTATGTTGCCGTTGGATACGGTCAGGATGGATATGCACAAGACCGCTATATTGATTCGGGAGGCACATACGGCGTGATGTGGCGCAACGATGGCAGTAATACGTATTTATTGGTAACGGCAAACGGAAGCCCTTATGGCATTTGGAATAGCTATCGACCTTTTTATTTCGAAAATGGAAATGGCAACGTTCATTTAAATGCGGGAAACACGGGGCAGTTGATTATGGAATCTTCCACAGCGTATTTCAGTAATGGACTCCCCCAGCAAACGGATTACTACTGCTATCCCGTCGTATTGAATACAAATCAACAACTTTGTAGGAGTCAGGCTGTTAATCAAAACACGTTAAACATTCAGGGTATGGCTTGGGGCGGTGGTTATAATACAACCTATTGTTTTTATCGTTATAATTCCTATACTAGTGTCAGGCTTACTGGTAAGTTGTCTTATTATGTGACGAGTTCAGGTCTAGCTTATCCTTATGTGCGTATCTATTCTCAATCTTCGGGGCAGTATTGGTATTATTCATTACAAGCTTTCACGAATGGTACATACAATCACGTCACCTTCCCTTTTTCTATCATTTTCAATGATTACACACCCGCTGTTAGTGCTACCGGTTGGTTTGATGTCTATATTTATAATAGTTCAGGTTGTAATACGGACACCAACGACCAACTTTGGTTAGACGTTCAAGTGCTACCAGCGTCTAATTTTTAATTTTTTATCGTAGCATAAAATAAGAATGTTTGTTAAGACGGCCAAGATTGACCCTGCTACCTATCCCTTCAAAAAGTTGATTGATACACAGGCTCATTTGGATACCGATGAACTTCGTCATACCATCAAACCAGTATTCAGTCATATCCCTACCGATTTTGCGGGTCAAGAACATCTCTATTGCGACCCCGACCAATTGGATTCGACGGGCGCCTATCGTACTCCCAAAGTGATGCAACAAGCCAAAGCACGAGGATTCAGCGACCCCATTGCGATGTATGCTGCCGATCAGAAAGCGGCACAAGATGCCAAGGATGCCACCATTGCCGATCAACAGTCTACGTTCGGATCACAACGTATTCAGATCGGATCACTCCAAAATCAATTGACTACGTATATTACATTAACAGAAGAACGTATGAATAAAATTGCCACTCTATTAAAAACCGTATTGCCTACTTCGTAAAAGTTTAAAGATAAAAACCTTCCGGTATAGTATAGATGGCTGAAATCAAAGATAAGAAACCGAACGCGTGGTTGATCGCTTTACGTAAATGGAATGAGGGAAAAGGTTCATGGTCCATGCCCAAGAAGGGATCCAAGGAGTATGAGGAGGTTCGTGGTCTGATGGGGAAGGGTGAGACCCCCAAGGATGTACCCAAAGAGGCACCTAAAGACATACCCAAGGAGGCTCCGAAGGCGAAGACGGGGAGGCTACGCGATGTACCTGTTGTTGCTCCGGCTCCTGTGGCCCCCGCAGCGCCTGCAGGGACTGTGGGAACAGCTGCAATTCGAAAGAAGAAGGCTGCGGCTGTACCAGCAGTGCCTGCTGTTCCTGTTTCTGCTGCTCCCCATGTTCCTCAGTTGCCTAAAAAGCCGCGGCCCCTCATGACGGTGGAACGAAAATCTGTGGTCTTGGCATAATGAGCCTCTCTACGCACGAAGAAATCCTGGCCCTTCGAAAAGCATACGCGGAAGCCCGCATCAAGCAAAGCCAGGCACGTCGGTCCGCCGCCGAAGAAAAGGAATGGGAAGACCATATGGTGGCCTATCGCAAGGCACTCCATATCATCGATACGGCCCATCGGGCGTGGATAGACGAGTACTATCGTCGTGTTACGACTTCTTCACGTAGTTCGTGAGAGCGGTCCTCATGTCGTGTCCCATGTCATGGGCGCGCTGTTTGATTTCTTTGATGGCAGGCATGTCTTTGTATTCTTCGGTCAAGAAGATGTGGCGGAGCATGCTGGTACTCAAGGGGCGTTCGAAGAATTCATGCAGGAGTTGCGTGATGGTCGCCGAAGTAATTTTGTTCTGTTGTGAGACATTCATCAACAAGTAGTCGTGTGGGTTCAACTTCTTCCATTTGGTGAGAAGGGTTCGTAGGGTGGGTGGGACGACTACAAGTTGCTGACCATATTTCCGTGCAGTCTTGTACACGTTGAACACCAGGTACGCCTTGCGGTCTTGGATTTTCATGTAATTATCGGCATCCGTCGTATTTCGTAACTTAAACTCTGTCCAGTCGAGTGAACGACGTGGCGGAATCAAAAGAAGACAAGACAACAACACATACAACTGTACCCGTTGAAACTGCCGCTTATCTAATGTCTCAAGTTTGAGTAATGGCGTAACCTCCTTCTTTAATAGATTGTATCGACTCTTGATGTCCTTCATGGACATCAGTCCCTCCTTTTGCCTTTCCGTCATCTGTTGTTCGTCATTCTCTTTATCGACGACGCTGATGTCCTCCAACATCTGTTTGCGAAACGTCTCGACGGCGTGTTCCGAATTGGCATGTTTATCAATAAACACAACCAATGCGGCCAGTCGAGTTTTTCGGGTTCGTGGGGGCAGGTCCTTCAGGGCTTCCAGGATGTCCTTGTAATGCTGAATGACATCAGCGGGTTTCTCGAGCGTGAGATTCATCTGTTTCGCGAGATTGGAAATCAACGAGCAGTAGGTGCGGATGGAGCCGAGGCTGAGCGTGGGACGGTTGGCGTGAAAGATTTCGGCAAGGGTCATTTCTATCTTGGCTTTCGAAATTAAATGCCGGGAGAGAGAAACCCGCGGTGTCGTTTTTCGAACTCCAGAATAGGATGGAGGTGTGGATTCAGGGCGTGCGCATCACGCAAGCGGACGTGGACAAATGGTGGGCTATGTTGACGCCCGCCGAGCAGCTCCACATAAAAAGGTAATACCTAATAGAAATGTGGGCATGGATTACGAGTTGGTGGGTTCGCCCTTTCCCGTTGTTGGAATCAAAGGAAAAGGTAGAAGAGCGTAAGAAGATGCAAGAAGAAGTGAAGGCGTTGCCAGCAGGACGATACCGTTGGAGTCCTACGAAGGTGATAGAGCTGTACGGCTCTCCTCCGACACTGGACCCTATGGAGACGGATTACCAAAGGAGTTGACGGGCCATGCGTTCTCCGATGGTTTGTTTCTGATGTCGAAGATGGTAGAGCCGTCGTCGTTCATCGGCGTAGGCTTTTCCTTTTTCGAGAAGGTAATGGGGATAGTCGCTGTATCCGATGGCGCCAACGGATGCAATTTTGGTATGGCCTTGAAACACATCAATCTTTTTCGTGGGTATCGACGAAGGTTGAACGTGCACACCGAGCCGTCGTGCATTGCGACGAGTATAGGATGTGATGTCGTACATCTAGGTAGGTAGTAGAAAGAAAATGGACTGGGAGGAATGGGTCTTGCGTATGATATTCGTGAGTGTGTACGTGTGTGTGTGGCTGTGTGTGTGTGGTAGAGAGGATGTGGAAGTGTGTGGGTGGAGTGTGCGTAGGTAGCGGCGTGTCGCGGCGTGTCGCGGCGGGGAGGTACAGGGTCGCGT